ATGTATGTTGATATGGATGTTTTATTTAATACCGAGCTTAATGTATTTGAAGAGCTTGATTTAGAAAAAGGTATTCATATCAAAGACCAAGATGATAAAATCGTAAATAAAAATATTAAAGAAATAGTATTTCAATCGGTTGGGCAACGCAGTCCTACAATCAAATACCATATTACTAAAGACTTGTTAAATGGCCAAGATAACCATGTAATGAATACTGGTATTATGATAGGTAAATCTAAACACATAAAACAAATTCATTACTATGATCGTATGATGGAAGCAATAGAAAAGCTTAATGAAATTAAATCAAATAACCTCGAAAGAGAAGATGGATCTCATTTAAGAGTTTATTATTATCCAAACAACGAAAGCATATTCTCTTATATCATGGAAAAATATGATGTACCATATGTATTAATGGATAAGGAATGGCATTATATTATTGATGAACCAGAAGAAATTAATTTAGATGACATTAAAATAGCTCATTTTGTTAACAAAAAGTTTAATACATTTTTTGAAGATAAAACAAAACTTATCTATTCAATTTATATTGAGATACCTGACGAGCGTTTAGATAATCCAAAAGGTCGATCCGACGATCCCGTTAATAAAAGTCTACGAACAAAACAACGTTTAAGTAATTATGAAAAACAATTAATTGAGAACCATAAAGCTTATGCTGAAAGTGTAGGTGCGACTTATATTAACTTTCGTAGAGACGATGAGTATGAAGAGTTTTTTAATAGGTTTCCAGATTTATCTGAGTATGATATTATTAACTTATACAAGGTTCACCTTTTAGATAAGCTTACCCACACTGCTGATTTGGTTTTGTATATAGATTATGATGTAGTGTTTAACAAAAATATTGATGCATTTAATTTCTTAAAGGCAGAGACATGTCTTTGTTGCGACATATCGTCAGCAGAAGATTCTGGGGTTACACCTGGAATACGTGGTTATTTTGAAAAATATGATAAAGACTTTCGTAATCCACAGGCTAAGTATTGGAATTGCCATGCGATGTTACAAGAGGAAGACCTTGATGGAGACAACAAAGTATTTAACACCGGTATTATGATGGCTAGCCGGAAAGTAATGGACCGTTTAAACTACTTTGACGGTATTGATGATACTCTTGAAACAATGAAAGAGCTCAAGGAATTTTCGATGTATCCTCCAGCAATACAAAAATCATTTGGTTATGACAACGAAACTATTATGTCTTATAAAGTTCAAATGAATAATGTCTCAGTATATCCATTGTCTCAAACGTGGCATTATAAACATGACACCAATAAGATTAAAACCTATGATAAAAATACTATTGAATTTGAACAAGAAAAAATAAGCTATAATAGTTTAGTAAAAGAACACGACGTAATTATGACACACTTTATTTCTAAGAACTTTGGTTTAATATTTCAAGGATAAATAGACATATGCACAATACAACAAAACTCATAATTAACCACGCGCTTTGCCACGTCTTACTTATTCCTGCATTTATGTATGGAGAAGCTTGGATGTTTTTTGCAGGGTTTTTGTGGTGGCAAATTATTGTCATTGTAGCTATATCTGGTGGCTACCATAGATATTATTCACATAAAAGTTACGAGTGTAGTAAACTACATCAAATCATTATAAATGTTCTTGGAATATTTTCAGGGGCAGGTCCTGCTCTTACTTGGGCTGCTGTACACAAGCAACATCACGCTACAAGCGATACATTAAACGACCCTCATTCATATCACCATAAAGGTAAGTTAGCTGTATATTTAAATACGTGGGGATATGATTCTAAAATTAAAAGAAAATATATTAAAACATTGTGGCGAGACCCTATACTTAAATGGTTTCTAAAGCATTATTTTAAATTAAATATAGCTATTGTATTGTTGCTTACTTTAATACATCCTTTACTTATGATATTTGGTTATGCTATTCCTGTTATACTTGCATTCCATGGTTATGGGATATTAAATATACTTGGCCACAAAGATGGGCCTACTAACTCTGCTATTGCTAATGTTTTAACCGCAGGAGAAGGATGGCATTTAAACCATCATAAAAAACCTAGCAGTTATAAAATAGGAAACAAGTGGTGGCAATTTGATCCTACCGCTTATTATATTGCTCTTATGTTTAGGGGGAAGTAAATGAAATTAAGATATAAAAATGAAGATCGTTTCGCCGAAACTATGGGATACGAAGGATTTGAATCCGATAAGGAAGAACTTAAAGCTATTTACAATAGAATTAAGCCTATATGGAATGACCATAATAAAATTGGTATGGATGATGATCAAATCATATATCATATTAGCTATGACGACAACATGGTACTATGGGATGAAATTTTCCAAGTTGTAAAAAGAATAGGCGAAAACTGTGGTGTAAAAATTATTTGGGAAGAAGTTAAACATGTAATGAAATTCACGTTTATGTATACTCAACCACGTGGTGTTCTTCATCCACATACTGCTCACAACTTAAGAGCTTTATCTGCTTTTAATATTCCTCTTATTGGCAGAACAGAGGTTATTTTATACGACAGAAAAAAAGGTAAAAACCTAATGTTTCCAGGTAGTGATACATATGAGTATGCACGACATGAATACTTTAACCCATGTTTTTTAAACGTAAACAAGTTGCATGGTGTTGTGAATAACCAAGATACTGAACGTGTGATTTTAAAATGTCATATGCTTATTACACCTATTGAAACCATGATTGAAGCAACAGAAGGCGAAGAAACAATTAAACAATTACCATACGCGCCATGGTTGGAAACTAAGTTCAAACAAAAGTTATGGTTTCCTAAGAGCTCTACATAATGGCTTACCCAGCTGAAATCAACGTGTTTAAAATGGATTCTACAAATGAATCTATTTTTGTTCATAAGTTAAAAGAGCTTGAACAAACAGACAAAAGCAAAAATAAAGATTGGTGGCCAAACCTTATTGTAAATTATAAAAATTACGATCAATGGTATTTAGCTTTCCATAAAGAAGAAATTATATCTTTTTCTTGCGTTCAATTGTTTGGTAAAAGTACTGCCCGGCTCGCGACTAGATTGTGGAATGGCGTAAAGAAAACTGGATTAGAAAGAGGAGTTATTTTAAATGAAGTATCTCCAGCTATGATTATGATTGAAATGCAATTAAAAGATTATAAAAATTATGATGCTTTCTTTTCAATGCAAATGTTAAATAGAAGAAAGCACCTTGAAAAATTAGCTGAGAAGTTAAATATTAAATTAGGTAGATCCTTTAAATTAAACGATGGCATGCATCAAACATGTCCGTATGATGATATTAATTGTTGGCAAAGTACAATATCTGAAAAAGAATTAAACTTGCCTGAAATGCCAATTGAAGAATGGAAAGAGAAGTATTGTGACTAAAAGCTTAATTCAAAAAACAAAAAGAGCGCGTGTAAATGGACCAGGTCCAAAGAGAAACGAAATGCTTACCTTTGCTAAAATTGGTGACGTTGATCCTGAATTGTTAGAACAACTTAAGTCTATATTATTAGAAAATCCACAAAACGATTTAGGTGGAGATGGATACAATATTTCTCAGCAATGTGATATTGAAAACGTATTTAATGCTGCTGATTCTTACAGGCAAGTTCTTATTCAAAAATCAATTCATGACGAAAATACTGCTTCAGAGTTTGACTATTCTGACTATGTATATGATGTAAAAGTTCCTTGGTTTAAATACATTTATAGACTAAGGTTATCTCATATGGGTCCTGGCCATACAATCAACTGGCATATTGATACTGATACCAGTGTTATGTGTAGAGCTCAAATTTGTTTAAATGAAAATGATTCTGTGTTTAAATTCAAAACAAAGTCTGGTGTTGAATCATTTACTATGAAGCCCGGTGAAATGTGGTTTATTAATACGGGTTGGCCGCATAGTGTTGAAGGTGGAAAAACAGAAAGGTCTGTAGCAATATTTGGATTTGAATATAGGGATTACAATGGAAATACTAACTTATTGCGCTCATAATATAGAAGTAAATCATAATAAAATAGAACAAGAGATTTTATCAATACCTCTTACTTCTTATCACTATGACAAATTTAGAAATACATATATACTTCCTTTGTTTAATCCTGCAGGCAAAACAGGTAAAGTAGATATTAATCTTGATGGAAATATGAAATGGACTATGGATTTACCAAATGTTCAAAAAGCGTTTAGTCCAATTTTAGATGAGCTACCAGGAAGGTTTACTATACTCTATACCCCACCTAATAAAGAAATGAATATACATTTNGATTGCAAAGAAGCAGAGGTTGGTACACGTCAATATAAGTGGCGTTACGTGGTTAAAGGTGATTTAAAAGGATTATATTTTTTAAATGAAAATATGGAAAAGGTTTATCCTAACCAAGGCGAAAGAAGTTATGTAATGGATGGAGGGCATCCACATTCTATTGATATCTCTGATAAACCAAAATGGACTTTATGTATAGGATCTCCTTGGCGAGATAATTTACCCAGCGATTTAGATACATCAAAGTCATATATAATTAGTAGACCTAAAATAAAGGACCAGTGGAGTGTATGAAAAAGTAATGAATGAATGCTTTTATCTCCAAGAAGATATAGATTTAGACGAACAAGCATTCATAAACATATCATCTCAATTTGGAAAGTTGTGGAATGAGGAAGACCATATTATAGCTAAAGAACCTTTGGGTGGTGAGGTTGTACACTGGACATCAAAAAACAAATTCGTTAGGATGAGTATTCCTTGGCATGCCGATAACTCAGCTAGTAAAGAATACAAATATCCACTTAGATCATTTTACGCAGTATCCATACCAGACTCAGAAGATTCTAAATTATTTTTCTTAGATACTACTACGGCCTTTGAAATGATGAGTAAAGACAGACAACAATACTTAAGAGATTGTTCTATAATAGTTGGTGATAATCCAACGTTTAAACAATCTGGAAAATGGACCTTTGAAGATCCTTGGGTAGAACCATTCACAAAAATACATCCTATTACTGGACGAGAAAATATTAATTATGGATGTTTAGCGTTAGCCAGTGATGTATTTGGATTAAGCCCAGACGAAGGTTACTCTGGAACTGAATCATATAACAAAGCTATATTACACCCTGATGGTTCTAAATGGTCTGATAAAGAAATCTCAAAACTGTTTGAAGAAATGATAAATAAAGTTGGGGTATATGAACACAAATGGAAAGAAAAGCAATTCTTAGTTATGAACAATTGGGTTGGATTGCATTATAAACAAACCACTAAAATCATAGACCAAGAACGGTTAATCTGGAGAAGGACAATATTTCAACAATGGCATATATAACAACAATGGTTTCCACGGCAGGCCCGGATGGAGACTCCGACTTTTTTAGCGACTATATAAACAATCCTAGTAAGCGCTATCAAGATTGGTCAGCACCTGTACTACCAGCAACCTTTTGGGAAAACTACGACTCCGTTTACTTGAGCTACAAAGATGCTAATAAAATTCTTTTTAGATCAAAATATGTCGACTCAAATAACGATATGTTTGTTACTCAGGTTTGGGAAAGCCAAGCTATTAGAGAACAATTTCTAATTGATGTTGACCATGCTCAATTTGAGTCAAACGTAAGCCATGGAATAACGCGTAACGATTACGAAGCTAACACATCAGTAATTGAAAGTGTTATTACAGACGTTTTAAACGCCGGTGATTATATCATTCAAATTTGTGCAGACGAGTATAGACGCCCAGGAATGGTTATTGGCGATCCCTTAAAGGGTGAAACAACATTTACTGTGGAATAACATTTCCAACTATGTGAGTACGGATAAACTGTTCTCGATTTGCGTTGAGGGCAGTATGATATAAAGTAGTATCTACTAAATAAACTGATCCATCAGCTGGAAGTTTATAGACTTCACCGTCAATAATAAACATGCATCGTTCATTTGACGTTAGTGGAATGTGAATCCTTGGCGTCAAGTCAATGTGATATGAATAACAGGTTCCTTTAATCATTTTCATAACACGGGTTCTATGCATCTTATATTTTGATAATAATGAATATGTGTATTGCATATCGTCGTATAATGGTACAATGTATTCTGACTCATCAGCTCTTAAGTCATAAGTCTTTCCACAAGCTCCATCATAATCTCCTTCAAAGGCTCCTTGTAATGGAAACTGAGCAGAAACTTTTTTATTCTCTAATTCTTGAATAATCCATTCAATATCGCATTCACCAACTTTTTGTATTACATCTTTCATATTGATATCGTTAGCTCCTTTACTCTATATTTTTGTTTANTAACCCATAAAATCGTTTCAATAACATAATCTAAATCCATTTTTGGAGTATCAACGTGTGCACATCTTTCAGTATCAAAGTATCCAAAGTTCAAACAAGTAACATTATGGCCCATGTTATATAATTGTTCGTTAGCTGCTCTTAAAGCTTTTTTCTCAATAGCGTATTCAAATGCGTTTTCCCTACCAACACCATTATAGTCAGAAGCTCTTGAACCTAGACTAATTACTCTTTTACCGAGTTTGGCTGCCTTGAATAAGTTTTCAACTTGGGTATATCCATCATGTTTATTATTAATGAATATGTCGCACTCTTCTAAAGTATCAACAATTGGAAACAATTCAGCTAATTCTTTGCCAAGACCTCGTCTTGTACCATTTACGTAGTATTTCATAATTTATATCTCAAAGAAATTCCTGTTTTAATTCCTGACAAAACTCCTGTTGTATGAATATATTTATTGTTAAATATCATGGCTGATCCTGGTGTAAAAGAATAAGCTTCACCGGTTAAACCAAACCACTGTTCTTTTGGTGCCCACTTTATATATTCATATAGGTTATCATCTATAGGTTTATCTGTAAGTCCTTCGCAATCATAGTCATATGGTTTTCCCGCTACACCAGTATTAACTTGAAATTCCATAACATCTGCGTGCAAACACCACGTAACACTATCCTTATGATATTTTTGGTCGAATATAACAAGAGATGCGTTGGGATCTGTAGTGTGTAATGGTACTACAACATTAACAGTTTCTTTCCATTCTTCTCTATGATCTGTATGTGGTAAGTATGGTTTTGTATGTTGGTAATAGTTGCCGCCGACTCTTTCCCACCCACTCATAAGTTCATCTATGATTTTTGTAGCAGGACCTGGATTTGCTTTTTTCATCGTAGGAGTATCATACTCATCTATAGAATTATACTCATCGAGTAAGCTTTGTATTTCTTCGTCAGTAAATATGTTTTGATAATATTTTTTCATTTATTTCCTCAAAGCTTTTTCCATATAACGAAATTCTTAAATTATATCTTTTGTCGTGTCCTGTGTTATCTACCATGTGCATAGTTGAAGTATTTATTAGAGCAGCTTTATATCCATCTAAATTGTAAATCTTTCCGTTGTAATCAAAGTATGTCGGAGCTCTTTCTGTATTTCTAAAGTCGTACATAAAAGCAGCTTTTGGAGCACCAACTGCAGCAGCTCCATCTATATGCCACTTTAATATTTTATCAGCTTTAGTAATTAAAATAAAACAATTAAAGCCAACATCTAAATCATAATAGTTTATAAAGTCTTTAGCAATGACGTTAAGAGTTTTGTCTTTGTATTCCTTGAGCTCAGGATTGTTTTCAACCCACTCGTCATGTCCATATATAGTCGTAACTTTTGGAACTGATCCCTGGTTATCTCTATAAAAAATGTTTTCAACATAACCTTTGAAATGCTGATAATATTCTTCTATTTTGGAATCATCTAAAACATAGTTATCTATTTTCGTATAAGGTAACATTCTTTTTCCTCCAACGAAGGTGTACGAAATTGTGTATAGTCTATTTTAATCTCAGTACCACCTGCCATTTGATCTAATACCATCTTATAAAGAGTTGTGTTATTTTCTTTAGTCATGTGGCAATACCTTAAATCCATATACTTACGACGTATTTCTAAAGCCGTTTCACCCCAAGCACTATCTTCTAACCTTGATATGTTTATGATAGGTGTTGCTTCAAAACCAAAATCCCAGTTTGCGCCATACATAAATTTGACGTCAGGTCGGGTTTCTAAAATTGAAGCTTTAAGAAGTCGAACATAATGTGATTCCTTTTCTTCATTATATAAATGTTTATGCCACATGCTGTAAGCAACGTATTCGTCATCAGTACCCATCCCAGAAGTATTTTCTACAAATGGTATGTGAAATCCATTGATTGATATTCTTCCTGGTCTTGGGAANACAAAAATGATATTGTCGTGTTGAGAATGATTGTCTATAAAAACTTTGTACATGTAATATGGATCACAGCCTTTTGTGCTGTAATTTGTAATATCGTAATTTTGTCTAAGAAGACTAACCCAACTGCTACCTGCGTTAGGTAATAAAGGATGTTTTAGTAAGTTATAATTTAAAACATATTCATAAGAAAAGCTATCACCAAAAATACCTAAGTTCATTTATTAGCTTATGTACTCTACTTTGATGTCCTTAGTAAAAGTTGGAAAAGTAAAATCATTATCTTTCATATCAACTCTGCGGTTTCTTGATTTATCAGGAAAACCAATACCCATCATAAGCATAACTCTTTCAGATCCTATAACTTCTCCAACCTCTTCTGGGTTAAAGCATTGGCAACAGCCAGTAGAATAACCTAACAAGTTGGCAGTGTATGTTAAATAACCAGCTGCAATACCAAGCGCAATATTAGAATCTTTAAATCTTTCTGGATCTCCATCTTTGGATTGAGTATCTCTTTCCTCGGTTGTTCTTAAATGTTCATCTCTATCTTCTGAGAATGCAATCACTAGGTTAGCCAAAACCTGAGGATTTTTCTTAGCTTCTCGAGTTTCAAAATTAATCATAAAGCCTTCGGTCTTATCATAAATACTTTCAATAATATCACGGTTCGTAATGAAGTGTACTTTATAAAAAACTCTATTTTGTTTTGAAGAGCATTGTGTCACAGCAGTTTGAAGAGTTTTAATATCTTCTTCCGGTAAGGATCGACTTAGGTCCCAGTTGCGTTGACAATGCTGTGATTTCACTATTGTTTTTTCAAGAAAACTGTTGAACATAATATCCTCCTAGGCGTCCATGTTTATATTATTTATATGAAAAAAAAATTAAATTAACAGTTGACAAGGCTTTTTAACTATGGTATAATAGTACTATCAATAAGGAATATAATATGCTAAACAATGATATATGGTACGAAAAGGAATCTTTGGAATCATTTGATGAGGTTTATCAGCATAACGGATATGCTTTGTTAAATGAACTGTACGAAGATGATGAACGCTTCTATAAAAACACTTGGATGTGGGGTCGTGTCGAAGGTGACACAGTCTATGATGTTCGNATTCTTGATGACTTGTCAAGTAATAGTTTTGCTAAATATGACGAAGCTATGGAATCTTTCTTAAAAAAGCTTGAAATAAAATGAAATTAACTGTTGACAAAGCGGTTTAACTATGTTATATTGTTCTTAGATAAGGAGAACAAGGATGAAAATCAAACACTCGCCAATGCTTGACACAAAGCGNGTGTGCAAGCTATACTCTGAAAAAGATGGAGTAGATGTTAAGTACGTCTGCACTTCAGCTATTCAAGAGAATGCAGCATTTGCGGCCGATGTCTTCTACCGTGAAACTCCGCATCCCCATTTTGGCAATCGCTACTTTGCTCTATACCTTAATCCATACTCTCTATACCGTAGTCCATACTCAGACGAAGCTGATCTTATGGTTACAAATGCTGATAAAATTGAAGACCTCGAGTTTGGTATGGTTGAAGGTCCTGATGGTTGGGAATATTCTCAGCACCGCCACGACTATCGACAAGTTGGCGACTGTGCTGTTGATGGTGGTCGTGCATACTTCAAACGAGCCGGTCTACGCAGCGTCCCAGCAAAATATATGAAAATTGTAGATGGCAAATTTGTGGAGATGACAGATGAGTGATAACGCCGCCTTTTTTATAGTAATAGCTATTTTAGCAATCGCATTTACTGGTGAACCAGACTTGGTAGACTCTATCATCTACCACTTAGCGGGCCCTCAAGATGGATGGCCGGAGAACTAGACTTCCTTACAACTGGAGAATTTTAAATGTCAGANTTACGTAAAGCAGCAAAATATGAACAGGCTGTTAGAGCCTTACANCAACTTCCATTAGATCAATGTATTAGGGCATTGGCGCAACGAGTTGGTGGCAACAAACCAGAGATTCAAGATTGGATTGAAAATGCCTCTAATGAGGACTTCTAATGAAACCGTTTAAAATTAAAAAGAACTCTTGGCACTATAAACTTAATGCCAATTTTATGCAATATAACTTTATGGACCGCTGGGAATATTATCACTCTGGTTTTTGTAGCTATTGGAGAGCAACCATCGGTCGTCTTATTCTGGCTGCTTTCATGATAGTGGTCGGAGTATTGTGGGGATGCGTGCTTGGCCTTGCATTTTATTTGGACCCAGTCACATCATTATCTGTCGTTGGTGCTGCCATTCTGTTAATTGGAGCGGTTACTTTCTTTGCACGGTTTAGGACACGAAATCACCATAAACCTTCTAAGCCTGACTCTTTGTTTATGCAGAAATACAAAGCACACAAAGCAAAGATTTGCCCAATGGTGGAGTACGAAAATAAATGAAAAAACTTGAAATAAAAGCAAATTAACTGTTGACAAAGCAATCTAACTATGTTATATTGTTTATATAAGGTAAAACAAAGGAAACCAAAACAATGAAATTCACATCTAAAAACCGCACTTCAACAGCATACCGTTTCACAGTAAAAATGGTTAATGGTCAAGTACATCCTGACGATATGGAAGCTGTTAACAATATTCGTGATCTTATTAAAAATGCTAATAGCGAAATCCGTCGTTATAACTGGTCCTTTGTAAAACCTCAATACGTAAAACTTCAAGGTCGTGGTCCTCGTGCTGAATTGGCTCGTCGTGATTATGGATATTCACGGTCTTACGACCAAGGCCTACCTTTGAGCTTGGCAACATCTGCTGATGTATACGTATACGATCGCTAAATAATAGTTGACAAACCATCTAAACTGTGATAGGAATAGTACCATGGATATGGAAAAACTACAAACACTTGATAAATTACCTTTAACTGAGGCTCAAGAAACTGCTACAAGCTTAATAGATCGTCGGAAGACACGAAAAGTTGTGGCTATGGGCTTGGAACGAGATATTCAAAAGGCCCGTTCATCGGCTGAAGTTTCTCGCATTATGTGGCAGGTTTATTTGTCAGGTAATGGTCTTGGAACTGTCGGTTCCCAATGGAAATCTTTTTATAAAGGTGTTTAATGTTTAAGCTACCCGAACCAATCATCGTCACACTAGACAACAATCAAGTAAGCCATATTAATACTATGGCTCAAGAAATCTTTGAAGATCCTTATCGACGTAGGCGTCGATCTCTTGAAGCTGTGTATTCTCATTGCTGGGCTGGTGTTCCACTCGAGTTTGCTCTTCAAGCACAGGGTGCTACTATGAACCCTAAACAATTTGATTATTCAAATCCAGACTCTCATAACTGGGATGTTGAATGGAACGGGCTTAAGGCTGAAGTTAAAAACTCCCAAGATCCTGGTAAATTACCAGATAAATATGAAAAGAAATGGTTGACCATATCAAACTATATGGCAAATAAAATTGTAAGAAACCGTCGTTTATACCCAAATTGTGTTGACATAATCATATTTGGATGTTATAATAAACTATCTGAAAATACTTTTGACGTTCGTTGGCGGGCTGTTGTACCCTTTGATACCATTCGCCAAAACCTTCGTAAGTGTCAAGAAAAATATGATAACAATTGGACAATTGACCACGATGGTGTACGACGTATTAAATATTTTTACAGTATTAAAACTGAACCGCGTGCGGTATATAACTATGATGTATAAATGGAGTAAACATGAAGTTTGATAATGGCAAACCACCTATTAATTTAGTTCCACCTGAGGCTATCATTGCAGCTGCTCAGGTTTTTGGCTTTGGTGCTCAAAAATATGGTGAAAACAATTGGCGTCAAGATCTGGATAAGTTTCCNTATTCTCGTCATTACGCTTCTATTATGCGTCACCTATTGGCATTCCATTCAGGTGAAGATCTTGATCCTGAATCTGGCTTGCCTCATACTCATCANGCGCTAACTCAAATGATTATTTTGGTTATGTGTGAAATGCAAGGTAACCAAGATTTGATTGATGATCGCTTTAAAGTAGAGGAAGATACAAATGCGATATAATACAGTACAAGATATTCGTGAGTTCTTTATTGGTGAACTCAAAGATGAAGCATATGAAATTGACAAAACCGGTCAACGCACTATTGAAATGCTTGGCGCTAACTTTGTTGCTTCAGAACCAGCAATTTTTGGCGAACCAGTTAAGTCTTATATTAATGCTGAGCTTGCTTGGTATGAAAGTCAGTCGACTAATATCAAAGATATTCATAGTCCTGACAAATCTCCGCCAGCTGCTTGGGAATATGCCGCCGACCCTCATGGCAATATCAATTCTAATTATGGCCATTTGGTATTCTCTAAAAAATATCATAATCAATTTGAAAATGCTTTTGATGAGCTATGGAATAATGTTGAAAGCCGTCGTGCTCAAATGGTTTACAATCGTCCATCTATTTGGGTTGAGTTTGATGAAGGTGGTAAATCAGATTTTATCTGTACCAATGCTCAAACATTCTATATCCGCGATGGTGTTCTAAATATGGTATCGCAAATGCGTTCAAACGATGTCGTATTTGGTTACAAGAACGATTATGCATGGGCTCAATATCTTATGGATAAGTTTGTTGCCCAATGGAATCAACAATGTAAGATTCCAGGTAATAAGCACTTTAATATTGAAAAAGGTATGCTTATTTGGCAAGTAATGAACCTGCATGTGTACGAGCGTCACTTTGGATTGGTGAAGTAATATGACATTTCAAAAACATAACATACAAGTTACCAATGCGGGTAAATATACATCAGATGCAGTATACGTTGAAGATGATGGAAAAAACACTGTAGTCATTATGTGTCCTGAGTTTGATACAATTGACGAAGTGATAGAGTGGATTAGAAATCATATGGATACTAAATAATGGATAGTCCAACTGGTAAGCTCATTAAAATTACGGACATAATCGAAACAAAAGTTCGTAAAGAAAAAGAGTTAGTGTTTTACGAAAATGAACTTAAAAAACTCAAACAAAAAATGTTCTTTATACAAAAAGACATTGACATTACTAATATCATTATCAATATAATTGAGAACGAAAAGGTAATGGATATAAAAGAAAATATGGAAGCCAGAATGCTAGGCGACGACAGTGAAAAACATTAGTATCTAAAATGGCTAAATAGTCCATAGCAAGATACAATGAGGAGATTATATTATGAAAATTGCTTTTATTTTTGGTAAAGGTATTGAAGGTTGTGGTGTAACCAAAGGTGCAAACATCTTTGAAGATTGGTTAGTATCTCAAGGCCATGAAACTATGGTTATTGATTTTGATAATAAACAAAGCTTTGCCCGAGCTCAAAACGTAGATTGGCATGGAAACGTTTTACGCGTAGAGTCTAATCAAGAAATAGAAGATGTACCAAGTATAGTAGATGCTGTTAATACATGTGACATTGCTATTGTNCACTCTTTTCCTACCCGTAAAAATGGAAAGTACATTGATAGATTTCGTCAGTTTGTAGAAGCTATTAATGATCCAATCATTGTTGTGCATGATCATGCTATTACTAAAAATACTATTAATCGTCAGACTGGTGCCGGCGAGTTGTTTGCGTTGGCAGACATTGGTATTACACAATCATTTGAAGGATATTCACAAGAGTGTTATTTAGCACTTGATCCTGGCCTTGAAGGTAGACTACTTGAAAATCCTATTTGGGTTCGTACTGAAGATTACGATCAATATCGTGTTGACTATGAAGATAGAAAAAAGCACTTCATGTATATGGGCCGCATGTCAACGCTAAAAGATCCTGGAATGATTTGTCGTATTGAACCATATTTGAAAAATGAATGGGATCTGACTTTGATGGGTTGTGAACGTTCTATTTCATCTATTGGCGATCCTGACTCTAAGACGCTTGCAACTGATCCAGCACCATACCACAAATCTTATCAACCAAAGATTAAATTTATTGGCACAAATTCAGCCGGTGAACATTATCTACCAGCTAAAGAAAAAGAAAAAACTGGTACTACAATTACAGCTTATGATGGATATAAGTATGATTTTGGTATGGGTCAGCTTGGTTCCTCTATGGCTGCTTGGTGNGGATATCGCCTTGGTGATCCAAAGGAATATGGTTATCGTATGGAATATACAGTAATTGAATCATTCCTATTATCCTTGCCTGTTATTAGTAGACACTTTGCTGAAAACGCAGTATCACCTGAAGGTAAAAAGTGGGGTGAATATTATGGTCCACTTATCTCAGAAGCTACCAAGGAAGAAGAGCTTGCAGCTGAATTAAAACGTATTGCTGATAATCCTGAAGAATGGAAAGCCCGTACCAAAGCATGCCGTGAAATTGCTTATAAGTTTAATGATATTGAAGTTCTTGGTCCAAAATTCTTAGATTTTGTATTGACAAAAGGCAAAAGACATGATAAGATAGATTTTATAGATAGGATTTCAAGTTACTTCCCAAGTGCTCGTGAACGTCGCGAAAACGGAGAAATTATTATTTCAACTCCTGGAAGTGTTCTACTTGAAAAGCCTTTCACTCTTGTTGATGGAAGACAAAATGAAATTAAAGAACCCAAGCAAGTTGGTGCTACAATTGAAGGATTTTTCTAATGTATCATAAACGTATCGTTGTAGACTTTGACGACACCTTAGCGTTCCATGAAAACAGAAATTTTGATGACGCCATTCCTCATGACGATTTGATTAAAAAGACAAATCAGTTATTTGATGAAGGATGGCAAATTGATATTTTTACTGCTCGTGGATCTATTTCATGTAAAACACGTGAAGAAGCACGCCTTAAATATGAAGCTGGTATTGTAGCCTGGCTTGATAAGTATAATGTTCAATATAATTCGCTTTCATTTGATAAACCATTGGCAGCTTACTATATTGATGATAAGGGTATTACTCCTGAAGCTTTTCTTGATGTTGATATTCGAGAGCTTGAAGGCGGCTTGTCTGGAACAGAAATCTTTACTGATGGTAAAGTTGTACATAAGCAAGATCCAAATGCTCATGATACTAACACTTGGTTTAACGAAGCATTCTTTGTTGGTATTAATGTTCCAATAATTCATCGTATTGTTGGTGAAACTATTACTATGGATTATATCGATCATGACGAACAATTCTTTATGAAAGATTTCCATGTTGCTTTGGGTATGATCCAAACACAACTTCAAAGAATGAAAGGCCTTGAAGCATTAGATGAACTAAAATATCAATCGTATATTAATCGCATTAAAGACCATGCGGTAGCTTCAGGCCAAGTAGAATTAATTAATAATGCCGACGTATTGGAAACGTTTGATTTAAAAAGATCGTTTTCGCACGGTGATTTTGGCATTAAGAATATGTTATTTAAAGATCATGAGCTATATTTGATTGATCCAATTTGTAATGTATTTGGCTGTACTGAACTTGACGTAGCAAAGTTCTGTGCTAGTTTGTATATCAACCAATATCATAAAGAGTATATTCTAAAATCTATTGATATCTTGGCTGCTGCAAACGATATAAATAAAACTATGTTACTAGCACTTATACGTGCTGAAATTACACGTGTATATAAGTACCATCCTGACAAATCTTTTATTATGGAATGTTTTGAAAATGTTTACTAACAAATCTGAAATCGCGAGAAAAGTTGGAAAGCCGGTTGATGAAATCCGGATTGGATTTACCTGTTCAACTTTTGATATGCTGCACGCTGGCCATATTGTAATGTTACAAGAGTCTAAAGAGCAGTGCGATTATCTTATTTGTGGTTTACTAACCGATCCAACTATAGATCGACCTGAAACCAAAAACAAACCAGTACAAACTCCGTTTGAGCGTTATGTTCAATTGGCAGGGTGTCGGTTTGTTGACGAAGTAATTCCATTTAATACCGAACAAGAACTTGTCGATATGATTTTGACTATTCAACCACATATTAGAATTGTGGGAGAAGAGTATAAAGGTACTGATCATACAGGTGTTGGTTTATGCCCAATATATTATAACAAACGCAAGCATTCTTTTTCGTCGTCGGACTTGAGAAATCGCGTTATCGAATCCTCGAAAGGTAACAAATGACCATTACTCATGCATCTATAGTTCCACTTATTGGCGGTGAAACCATTGGCTCGGCAAATGCCTTTGGTGCACCTCCAATTCATTTTATGTCGTACGAAGCTTTTGCTGCTAATGACAGTCACATTTTAAATTACTACGATAATCAAATTCCTTATTATGTTTTAGATAAAGATATGGCGCCACCATTAAATGAAAGAGCTGATGTTGTATCTTCAGTTTGTCCATGTGCTGGATTATCAACCATGTCGATGGGTTATGGTGACGACAATCCAAACAATCAATGGATGAAAGAAACAGCTAATTATATCCTTGGCGAATATAAACCAAAAGTATTTTGGGGAGAGAATGCTCCAGGATTTGCTGGTAAAATTGGTAAAACAGTTCGTGAAGAATTGAGAAGCATTGGTAAGAAAAACGGATATACAATGTCTGTATATAGAACTAAATCCCTATTACATGGATCGCCGCAGGTTCGTGAGAGATCATTCTATTTTTTCTGGAAAGGTAATAGAACACCGCTTCTAGGTTACTTCAATAAACCTCATACACCCATTGAAGAAGTAATCCGTGGAGTTAAATCTAACTTCCAAACTGATGTAATCAATCATAAAAAGAAACCAACAGACAATCCATACTATAAGTTCATCTTAGAACATATTCATGGTGGACGTTCTCATAAAGAACACGCGGCTTTGATTGAACCAACATCAGCTCGTGGTGCTTGTGTTTATAGTTATATTGAACAGCAAGGCTATAGTTATTTACAAGTAGCTGATTGGATGGCCGAAAATGGTTTTGAACGTGAAGTAGAAAAGTGTAAATACAAACATGCTAAACTTGAATCAGGTAAAAGCATTATGCGACGTGGTGTAACAATTCCAAAAGATCGTATTGGAGCCTTTGTTGGTCACTATCCTTTAATGCTTGCGCATCCTGATGAAGATCGCTTTATTAATTATCGTGAAGCTATGACAATCATGGGATTGCCTGAAGATTTTGAGTTAGTAGATGCTAACCCAAGAAATGCTAATCATATTTGTCAGAATGTTCCAGTACAAACTGCGACTGACATGGCAACTGAAGTTAAAAAATATTTGAACAATGAGTTAATAACCGTTGACACGGACTACATTATGCAGTATAATCATAGACAAGAAGCGCAATACACCGAACGCGGTGCAACTTTAGAGGCATTTTTATGAGTACACATTTTATTATTGATTTTGAAACTATTGGTCAAAACGCTCGTGAAGTACCTGCTATTGATTGTTCATATACCACATTTGAGTGGGAACGATTTACGGAGAATCCATACTCATTTAAAGAGTTAATTCTTGATATGAAAACTGCAAAGTTTGATATTAAAGACCAAATGGTTAATCATGGTTGTAAATATAACAAACGAGACTTGCAGTGGTGGTTAGATCAGCCACCTGAGCTTCGTACAAATATGAAGCCAAACCCAGAACTTGATTTGAAATCAGATCAGTTTATAGACCGACTTATTGACTATCTACAGCAAAAAGGCGACATTGCTTGTTGGTGGTCTAGGTCAAATAGTTTTGATCCAGTTATTTTGGAACGTATTGCTCAAAANGCAGGACGACTTGAAAAGCTTGGTGCTTATTTAAAATGGTGGGCTGTACGTGATACTCGTACTTTTATTGATGCCAAATTTAATTTTAATGTGCCAGGTGGAAAGAATGGATTTATTCCCGTATCCAATATAGAAAAATGGGAATACAATTTTAAAGCGCATGATAGTAAACACGACGTAGCAGCAGATGTTTTGAGGCTTCAAACTATCGTTAGAGCTGAAGCAGATTTGGAGCAAATTGAAATATGAGTAAAATAGAAATATCAATCGAGAAACTAAGAGAGTATAAAATCTTTGTTGGAACTCCGATGTATGGTGGCCAATGCTCTGGTTCATACACTAAGTCTTGTACTGACTTAGCTATGGTTTGCGCAGCAAATGGTATTACCGTTAGGTTTTACTACCTATTTAATGAGAGCTTAATTCAAAGAGCTCGTAACTATATTGTTGACGAGTTTCTCAGATCTGATTGTACACACCTTTTGTTTATTGACGCAGACATTGGTTTTAATCCAAAGGATGTGTTTGGTCTTATTGCTGTACATAACCAAGATCCAGAAAAATATAACGTTGTTACTGGACCATATCCTAAGAAAACTATTGCATGGGAAAAGGTAACTACTGCAGTTAAATCTGGTAAGGCTGATGATAATCCATTTGAGCTTGAAAACTATACAGCTGATTATGTTTTTAATCCTGTTAATAGGCAATCTTCATTTGAAATTACATCACCACTTGAGGTTGGAGAAGCNGGTACAGGCTTCATGCTAATCCCACGTGATACGTTTACCAAGTTTAAAGAGAAGACACCGCATTTGGCTTATAAACCAGATCATGCACGTACAGAACATTTTGATGGTTCAACTATGATCCATGCATATTTTGACTGTGTCATTGATCCTAAGTCAAAGCGTTACTTATCTGAGGATTATTTCTTTTGTAATGCCGCTCGATCTTTTGGCATGAAAATTTGGATGTGTCCTTGGATACAACTACAGCACATTGGATCCTACGTTTTTAAAGGTTCTCTTGGTCACATTGGATCTCTCGGTATGTCAGCTACCGCAGATAAAACCAGTAATAAAAAGAATTACAAAAAAAGTGTTGACAAAAAGCGTAAAAAGTGATACTATGTATAAATACAATATTGAAGGAGCTATATAATGAAATTCAGTGAACGTACTCTTACGATTCTAAAAAGTTTTTCGACCATTAACAAATCAATCCTAATGAAGGAAGGTAATGTTCTTAAAACTGTAACACCAGAAAAAACCCTAGTTGCAACTGCAACTATCCCAGATCAAATCCCATCACAAGCATGTGTATATGATTTGTCTCGGTTTTTATCCATCCTCGGTCTATATAAAGACCCAGATGTGGAATTCCATGATAAGTATTTTATCATTCAAAACGGCAAACAACGTACCAAATACGTTTATGCTGACATCTCCATGATCCATGCGGCTCCTGAAAAAGACATTCAGTTGCCATCAGCTGATGTTGAAGTTGCTGTATCATGGGAAGATCTTCAATCAGTAATTAAAGCTGCTGGAGTTCTTCAATTCCAAGAAGTTGCTTTCGTTGGTCAAGAAGGTAAAATTTACTTGAAAGCTATCGATGGCAATAACGATAACTCTGATGATTATGGTGTTGAGATCGGCACTACATCTGATGAATTTAAGATTATTATCAAAACTGATAATCTTAAGCTTTTGCCTCAGGATTACCAAGTTACTCTATGCGCAAAGGGTATCTCTGAGTTTAAAAGCGAAGGTGTCACATACTTTGTGGCAATTGATACTAAGTCGACTTACAAAAAAGGAAATGAATAATGGCTGATAATCAGACACAAAACCCAGAACAAAAACAAGAACCGGTACAAATTTCGTTGCAGGATATTGCTACGGTTGTACAGATGATTGATGTAACCTCACGCCGTGGTGCTTTTGAAGGACAAGAGCTGGCTGGCATTGGTATTCTACGTAATAAACTTGAAATGTTTCTTCGCCAGAATGCTCCAAAAGGTGAAGAGCCTCCTCAAGGTTCAATGCCTAACCCAGACGCTCCTGCTGCAGTACCAGGCGATGCTCCCCTAGCTGATAAGGTGAGCTAAGGAGGAAAACGAATGCGGGCTCTCGTTATAAAACAAACCCGCACCTTATTTTATATTATGATGGAGACATTATGTCTATTGATGCAAAAGCAAATGAAGTGTTGTGGGTTGAAAAGTATCGCCCGCAAGTAATTAACGACACTATCCTACCTGAAAAAACCAAAGCAATGTTTAAAAAGTTTGTCGCTGATGATAGTGTACCAAACTTATTGCTGACTGGTGGTCCTGGTGTAGGTAAAACAACCATCGCAAAAGCTATGCTTGAAGAAATGGGTTGTGACTATATTGTAAAGAATGGTTCATTGAACGTAAACATTGATACCCTTCGCTATGATATCTCAACATATGCCTCGGCTGTATCCCTTAGCGGTGGTCGTAAATATGTTATCTTTGATGAAGCCGATTACCTAAATGCTGCAAATGTTCAACCAGCTTTACGTAATTTCATCGAGGAATATTCCTCTAACTGTGGATTTATATTCACATGCAACTTTAAAAACCGTATCATTTCACCTCTCCGCTCTCGTTTGAGTGAGGTTGATTTTACTATTGAAACCAATGATCGTCCACAGCTTGCTATGCAGTTTATGAAACGAGTAGAGGCAATCCTTGCGGTAGAAATTGTTCCATATGACAAAGCTGTAGTTGCAAAAGTAATTCAAAAACATTTTCCTGACTTTCGTCGTGTACTGACCGAGCTACAATCCTATGCAGCATCTGGTCGTATTGATGAAGGTATTTTTGTTAACCTTAAGCAAGAGTCTATGGATGAGTTGTTTAAAATGCTCAAGTCTAAAGCTTTTACTGATATGCGTAAATGGGTTGCAAAGAACTCAGACCAAGATATGAATGAGATGTTCCGTCGCATTTATGACATGGCGTCAGATAAAGTTGAAATGAAAAGCATGCCTGGTTTTGTAGTAACATTGGCTGACTACATGTATAAAGCAAACTTTGTTGCTGATCTTGAAGTTAACATGGTAGCTTTCCTTACAGAAGTTATGATGGAAGCTGAATACAAATGAGCGAATGGATTAAAAAACTCGTAGGTATGCACACGTGTTTTAATTGTGAAAAGCTTATGAATAAAAAAGAAATATACAGTGTAGATATCGACACAGCTGAAGGTCCTCTTAATTTTAAGATGTGCCAAACCTGTGCTGATGATTTTGATGATATGTTAAAAGAGTTGGAGGAAGCCCTTGCCGAAAGAGATCAGTCCCTTTGATTTTATGAACGCCGTGTCTTTCTCTAAGGAAGACCTTATTGGTAATCATGATAATCCAGAAATTGCAGAAAAAGAGTACACACCTTATATGGTTAACCGTGGGTTTACTAACTTTGAGGATACTATTCTCCATGCAAATGAAATGAATATGCGAGCACACTTATTCTATGATGCTCAATTTCAATACTACCGTGGCGCATTACGTAAACGCAAACGGTTTTCCAAATGGCCTAAGGCTGATAAAAGTGAAGACCTCGATGCTATTCAAGAAGTTTACCAATGTAATCGTACCATTGCCAAGCTATACTTGAAAGCTTTGAGTAAAGATGACCTAAAACTAATACATAATAAGCTAACTACTGGTGGAGTTTCAAAATAAAATAAATATTATCTGATGGTCAAGGTGGGCATCGTGATAATAATTAATAATAATAAGGTGCTATCGTTATGCAAAATGAAGACATTTTTAAAGGTGTCGGTATAGAGATTTCGCTTCCCTCCCCAGATAGTTTTTTAAAGGTAAAAGAAACACTTACACGTATCGGCATTTCATCTCGTAAAGAGAAAAAGCTTTACCAGACGTGTCATATTTTACACAAGCAAGGTCGTTATTCGATCTTACATTTTAAAGAGCTTTTTATTTTAGACGGGAAAAAGAATACTTTTACTGACGAAGATGAAGCTAGAAGAAATACAATTGTGAATTTATTAGATGAATGGGATTTAATTTCAATAGTCGCTCCGCAGGAATCAGAAAAACTTGCTGCTCCTATTAATCAAATTAAAATTCTTTCTCATAAAGAAAAATCAAATTGGATACTTGAAGCAAAATATAATATTGGAAAGAAGTAAATTATGAAAGTATATAGAATGAAAGACGGTGCGTCATTGCCTGCTTATGCTACACAAGGCTCTGCTGCTTTTGATTTAACCGCATGTGTAGAACACGGCCAAAGAATTACAGCATATAATTCTTGGAATAAAAAAGTTGAAATCGCTGTTAAAGGTGTTGGTACTGCTAGAAATGCATTCCAATTGGCGCCAGGTATGAGAGCACTTGTACCTACAGGATTAATTTTTGATATTCCAGACGGGCATGTTATGAAGATGTTCATCCGTTCAGGAACTGCTCTAAAAAGAGGGTTGACATTAACGAATAGTGTTGGTATAATTGATTCAGATTATACGGACGAAGTCTTTATGATGCTTAGTAATATTACAGATAGTTTAGCAGTTATTGAACATGGAGATAGACTTGTACAGTGTATGATTGAAAAAACACTTCGCAGTCAACCTAAGCTCAAAATTGTTGAAACAAAAGAAAAACCAGAAAAAAAACTTGACCGAGACGGTGGTTTTGGGAGTACTGGTTAATAAATAGTAGGTGAGTTCGCTTCGGGTTCTCACCTATTAAATCTTGCTTATATAAAGGAGATAGCAAAATGAATACACGTAGACTAGACACAACTCTGCTTAACGATCCATTCTTCATCGGCTTTGACCGTATGGTAGATAGGATGAAAACAGCAACGCCAGGTCAAGGCAATTACCCTCCATACAACATTGTTAAAACAGGCGAAGATAGCTATGAACTACAATTAGCTATTGCTGGTTTTAAGTATGAAGATTTAGAAATCATGTTGAAAGATGGTGAGCTTAGTATCACTGGCAAACATCCCGCTCCAAGTGAAGTTGATTATATCCACAAAGGTATTTCAACACGAGGTTTTGAGCGTAGATTTACTTTGATGGATTCAATCGTCGTTAATGGTGCTGATCTTTCAGACGGAATTTTGACAGTTAAATTAGAAAATGTAATTCCTGAAGAAAAGAAACCACGTAAGATTGAAATCAATACTAGTAATCCTGAATTACTAAACGGTTAATTGTATTAACACTGGGAGGGTTTACGCCCTCCCTTTATGTGACAATTTGACCTATTTACTTTTGTGTAATTAGTGATATATTAATAATATACCTAATAAATACACTCACACACGGAGAATTAATATGAAAAAAGTAAAGCCTATTGGATGGGCAACTACACTTACTGAACTCGCTTCAATCCCCAGAGACATGTGGGATAGCGTAATGACAGTTGAAAAATCCCCACTACGAAATTTAGACCCTATGGTAGGACACATGATCTTTCAGTGTCTATTCTTTATTTGGTCTGGTATCTTTGCCCTAATGGTAGGAAGCTATGTNGCTTTCGGTCTTAGTGCTGCATTCCACCTGCTTTTGATTAGTGGTATTACAATCACAATTGTAACATTCCGCCAAGCTGAAAATAATCCTGAGTCATTAAATAATATTTTGAAAGCAGGACGTAAGTATGATGGTCGCGCCAACGGCGGCGAGCATGAGTAAAATCCAAGAAAAACTTAATGATGTTATGAATGAAATCCAAGCGCTAATGGAATCACATCCACGAGCGCATCTTGAAGAAGATTCGAATATTCATGCGCTAATGGCATCAGCAGGTTTATATTTTGCACANATGGACGATGAAAATAGAGATTATTATCAGTTCGTATCAATGGCTATTGAAGAAAAAATGGAGTGGAACGTATGAGTGAACAAACAAACTATTGCACAACAAAAGGCTTAGGCTGGGCATTTTTGCTTATTACTATTATGATGGTAGGATTGCCTATTCTTGGGTCAGCTATTGCTTATCCAGACAATTGTAAGCAAAGTATTCTTATTCCTTGTATAGGATTAGAAAAATGAGCGCCAATAATAAAGAAAGACACATTCCTTTAGAGGGGCATGAATTTGCTGGATGGGGAAGCTAATGCATATCATTAGAAAAAAAGACGGCGAAATTATTGCTATAGCATCACGTTTAGAAGATGCTATAGGTATAGCGGATGCCGCCCGAGTTGACAAAGAAGACTATGTCGTTCAAGAGTCAACTGACCAACGAGAACTTGCTGAAGTTTATCGTTCTTATTACGGGACAAGATCGCTATGAAACCCAATAACAAATTTGATCTTTCTGTAAGAGACATTGAAGTTATTGAATCAGCGCTAAGAGCAAAGGCTGGCCGAAGAGGTTTGGCTATTGCTCAAGGCGAAGCATCAGACGAGTCTCGTGCTGAAATGCATGAGATACAGGAATTNCTTGGACGTATTCACAACCAAAAAAATTGGTATCGTCCAAGTGATAAGTGGGTAGGTGGAGGATGAACCTTTGCTGCCCTTTTAACACACACAGGAGAACTAAAATGTTTAATGACTTTACAACCAACTACTTTATCGACCACGTACAATCAACTAAGAAAACAATGGTTGATACATTGGTCAAAGACGAAAAATTGTCTGCACCATTACATGCTTTTATTGAAGCTCAAACAGCTTTCTCAAAAGTTGCAGTAAAATCAATGACTGAATTTATGAATGCAACTGGTGAAACCGCAGCAAAGGTAATGAAATAATGAGTAA